AGCCGCCCGAGCTCGCTTGCTGCGTGGCTTGCTTGGTACAGCCCGCCGACGAACAGGATGGCGGAGGTGGCAGTGGCCGCTACGATTAGGGTCAGCGGATCAACCATCGCGAGCCTTTCGCATGACGAGCGCCTGCAGCGCGTTGAGGAGGAAGCCGAAGCCGAGGGCGCCCGAGGCCATCGACCCGAGCACGACGATCGGCGCCGGGCAGTCCCACTGCAGCGCGATCAGCGTCCAGGTCGTGGCGAAGGTCGGCAGCGCGGAGAATTCCGAGGCGATCAGCCACCAGCGCTTGCGGCGCCAGGCGGCGAGCTGCGCCATATCCTCGGGAGGCAATTCGGCGACTGCGAACAGCAGGTAGCCAAGCCTCGAGCAAAACGCGACGAGCGCACCAAAATAGGCCGCGGTCCACAGGACCGCGATCTCGCCTCGCGTCATCAGAATTCCAGTTCTGTCAGATCCGCGCTCGGGAGCGCGGCGGTTATCCGCGCGGGAAAGCTACCGTCGGCACAGTGAAATTGGCGTCAGTGTCGAAGAGAGCTTGACCCTTCACCACGAAGATGTCGTCCATGTGCCCGGCCAAGTATGCGAAGTCGCCAGCCGCGTGCTTCCCAATCGCGAGTGCCAACGAGCTATCGCCGAACGCCGTGGCGTTCGTAGCCTTCTCCTTCATCACGCCGTCAATGTAGACCCGGCGAACGCCAGCGGCGTTACGTTCCGCGACGAGGAGGTGTTGGGAGTTCGGGGTCGGTGCCCAGAAAAAGCCGACTAAACCGATGCACTCCACTACACCATTCTGGCGGCGCATACGCCATCCCGTGACGCCATCACTGTTGCCGATGTAGGCGCAGTCGGTGGCAACGGGTTGCCTCAAGAAGAAGCCAACGGTGAAGGGACCGCTGCCGAAGTTGAAGTCCGCATGGGACGCTGCGGTCAGAGCATCGCCTGCGCCGTCGAACAACACAGACCCCGAACCGAATCTGGATTGAGCGGTATCGATCTGCGCGTTGCCCAGTACGGTGATCGCTCTCGCTGATTGGCTCTCATCAAGGATGCTGGCAGAGCCATCCGTTCCGTTGCCGCCGATGAGCAGCTTCAAGTTGGACGATATCGGGTTGCCCCAAGCCGGCCCGCCCACACTGCCGGCAGCCGCCAGCAGACCACCAATCCCAGCCAGCCCAGGGATCATCAGGCGATCGCCTTCGCGAGGTTGGCGAAGATGACGCCCGACGACAGCACCTGGTAGAACAGCACGTCTATGGCGCCGACCGCGGTTGAGAGCACCGGATCGGTCCCGCCGGCGAATTTCCATTCGGACCCGTAGGCCAGCGTCCGTGAGCCGGTCGCATCCTGCGTGATCTTGATGTACCCGGATTGCCCCGGCTTTTCGTTGGTCGGACTGGCCAGCGTGTAGTTCCCGCCCATCGCCAGTGTAAAGTTGAAGCCCGTCGCCATGTCGACCGCAACACTCGCGCCTGGGGCAAGCGCGACTGGCTCGGCGGCATCGAAAACCGCATCGGGTGACAGCAGCTTGCCATCCTCGGTGCCGGCGCGGAACTCGGCCGCGGAGGCAAGGCGCACGGCGATCGTGATCGTCTCAGCAACGTCATCGACGACGATCAGTATGCCCGCTCCACTCGCCAATGCCGCACCGAGCGCATCGCGTGACTGCTCGTCGCTATACGAGGCGCCCGCTGCCGCGGCGATCGTGATCGTGTCCGCGCCATCGTTGGGCGTGATCGTGACGTTGGCGCCGGCGGCTAGCGCGGCGGCGATGACATCGCGCACCTGCTCGTCGCTGTACGACCCGTCACCCATCGCGGCGATGGTGATCGTATCTGCCCCGTCGTTGGGCGTGACTGTGACGTTCGAACCCGCCGCGAGCGTCGCGGCGACGACGTCGCGCACCTGCTCGTCGGTGTAGGGCGTGATTGCCCCAAGCGCGGCGTAGACCTCGTCAAAGTTGCCGTTGATCTTCTGGTATGCGGTGCGAAGCGGATCGCCGGTCCCGTCGTTCACCGCAGCGCCAATACCGATAACCTGCTTCACATTAGCCCCTGTCTGCCGTGATGACCGTGCTGTCGGCCGTGATGATGCTGGTGTCCGAGGTGATCCCGATCGGACCGACCAGCGTGAACGGCCGCGGATGCCCGCGACCGCGCTCTGCGCTGATCTGATAGATCCGGCCCTTGACCAGCGCCCCGGGCGCTAGCCCGTCAGCCGTCGCCTGCACGGCGGTGTAGACAAAGGCTTCGGCAGCGACCGCGATCGTCCGCACCACCACGCCGCCACCGCCCAGGATGTCGATCTCATAGGCTTCGGTCGCTTCGCCGACCGCGCCGCTGTTCAGCCGCGATCGGCGGTCGAAGCTCGCTGCAAGATTGTAGCCGCCGTCCCAGGCGCCCTCGACGTTGATAACGCTGTACGGCCGCTTGCCCTCGCCGCTGTTGGTGAACGCCACCAGCTCGGCCTCCGCGCCGTCGTCGTTCAGCGTCACGCCGCGTAACGTCAGAGGCACGCCCCATGCATCGTCGTTGGCATAGACGATCCGGAACACGCCACCCTTCCCGAGCAGCGCGAACTCCTCGCCCGCCCCGTGCCCGCCGATCGCATGATCGGTCCCCTTGCGGCCGCGTCGCAGCCCGGTCAGCGCCCAGGTCCTCGGCGCAACCTTCGTCGCCGTCTTGAACTGCAGATACTCGCCAGCGCCGTTCTTCCCCACGAAGGCGAAGTTGGCGAATGCGTCAAGCTGCGCGTCGGTCGCCGAAGTCAGCGTCATCATGTCGTGCAGCAGCACAACGGTAAGCACGCTGAACATGTCGAGTGCGTTGTCGAGCCCGCTGGTCGAACCCGCGGCGAGTGTTCCGACCACGTCTCCTATCGTCGCTCCGTTCGCAACACCGCTGTCGGCGATCGTCGCAAACACCGTTCCATTGCCTGACGCCTGGACCTTGCCCCGTTCCCAGTAGGGCTGGCCGCCAGCCAGCACCGCGTAGAAGCCGAAGTCGTCATGAGCGTCCTCGAGGATCGGCATGTCCATCGCGATCAGCCGAGTCTCGGGAAAATCGGTCGGCTCCTCCGTAGGCGCTTCGCCCGACGAGCCGCTCGCAACGCCCTGGTAGACGACGCTCTCGTCGGATACCGCCTCGACCTCGATGATGCCGTTGGCGCCGCGCAAGGCCATGGTGATCCGATACGGCAGCACCTGTCCAGCGATCGGCAAGCCGTAGCAAACGCCAGGCTCGATCCCGATCCACCGATCGGTGAGGGTGAACGACGCCTTCGTTCGACCGAGGCACGCGTCCCAGTGGATTGTCGCGGCCGCGGTTGCGCCCTCGTCCGCGGTCAAGGTCATAGCAAGCGTCAGGCTGATGTTCGACCGCGAGTCGCCCTCGCTGCGCTTCGACGTCTTCGTGTTTGTCTGATAGTCGCGCGCCGGATCCGCGAAGCTGACGCTGGTCTCCTTTGGCAGCGCAACGTCGGCATCGCGCGTCGTCTCGAGCAGCGCCGGCGCGTCGTCGCCAAACACATGCCCGCCCATGGCTTCCCTCGGGATCGTCGCGCGCATTCCCAAACCGCGGCGATAGAACCGGACTTGGCCGGCCACTTCGGCGGCATCGACCCTATGTACCGGCAGCAGGGGCCTGAGGCCGTCCCAGCAGTTAGTCTCGGCAGTCACTCCATAGCCGCCGACAACGAAGCCGGTCAGTGCCGTCGTCGAGATCCGGCGTTCGACGTCGATCCCCGCGACCGAGCAGATCGCTTCCGCCACCTCGGCCAGCGTCTGCCCTTGCTTGGCGACGACCAGCCCCTCAACCGCCGGCAGGGTTTGACCGAACTTCGCGAGCTGCAGGTCCTCGAACACTGCGATCGCCCAACCCCGATAGGCTGTGTCCTCCCCGACAGCAGCGGCGAGCACCGGGTCGATCGGTTGATTAGGCCCGCCGCCATAGATGGTCAGGCTCTTGAACCAGCGGTTTTTCTTGAACTTTCGGCTGACCAGTCCGTGCTCGTCAATTGTCTGCGACAGCAGGTTCGATGCGCTTGCCTTGAAGATGCGCTTGCCGGCGGCCCAGAACTCGGGGATGCCCTCGATTGGGTCGTCGTGTGTCCGGTCAGCGAACAGCAGGGCGAACGTGTCCGAATAGGTGTAATACTTCTGGTCGGGCGTTGCCGCGCCGAGCAGGCCGCCGGCGACCGCGCCGATTGCTGCGCCGACCGGACCGCCCATCATGAAGCCCTGCACGGCGCCGGTCGCCGCGCCAACCAGCTCGGAATAGTCCTCGACCGTGTGCTCGGTCTCTTTGATGTCCGCCTGGGCCAGCAGGATCCCCGTCGCGCGGTACTCGCCTCCGAAAATGCGCGGGATCGTGACGCCCAGTTCGCCGCCAGCGGCCCCCAGGTTGCCGAGCCGCGGCCCGTCCTGCGCCGTGGCTCGGCCGAGCAGGTATGACGCGCCCAGCTGAACCGCGAACGCGCCGAAGTTGAAGCCGGCACCTGCTGTTGGAACCGCCGCCATCAGCTGTGCATCCTGCGAGGCAGGGCCTGGGCAAGCACCGGGTCAGCCCCGGGTGTTCGCGGCGGCGCTGCGCTTGTCTCGGCCCGGCACCTTGTGCCCGCCGAGGTAGTTGATCCGATTGCCCCAAGCCTGGCACCCGTTGGTGCCGCCGGCGCTTTCCTTGGTGTTCGTGCAGCCCGGCACCAGCGAATAGGCGGTGCCAGGGATGATCGGAAATCCGAGGCGCGGCCACAATTCGAAGACGCCGCCCGCGCTGTGCAGCTTAATCTCCGCGCTGATGCCCGCGTTGAAGCCGTCGAGGAAGGTCACGCGCCCGCGGCTGAAATAGCCGGCGGCTTCCGCCCTCAAAGCGTCCGTGAAAGTCCGGTGCCCGCTGCCGCTCTCGACAGTTCCGGTGACCGCCAGCGGAACGAGGTCCTTGCGACACCAGCGATCGCCGAATTGGTGCTGGCACTCGGGCGATAGCGGCCGCACAAGTGGTGTTTGCTCGAGCTTGGCGCCATCCCCGATCAGCTGGGCCCTAAACCCTTCCTCGGTGCTCCGGATCGCGCCGAACGTCCCGCTCAGCAGCGACTTGATCCTGCCTTGCCCATTCCAGGGCACCAGCTTCGCTTCCACATAGGCGCCGTCGAACAAACCCGCATGCAGCGCCAGTTCCGAGATCCCGCCCTCGCCGAGCATCCCGGACAGATCCATCGAACCCGATTGACCAAGCTCGGCGATGCTTTCCGATGCGCTCGGCGTCAGCGAGTTGCAGGCTTTGTAGATATCGGCGCCGATCGCCAGGTTCCGGTCGAGCGACGTGAACCGGTAGCCGACATTGTCAGTGCGCCGGATCGTCCAGATCTGCGTCAGCCCGCCTGCGCAGGGTCCTCCGTTCGCCAGCACGTAGGCACCCGCCTGGCGGACCCCGGTTGCCGCAGTGACTGCAATGAAAGCGTAGGCTCCGGACTGGTCAATTCGTGTGGCCGGTGTCACCGCCGCGAGTGCATAGGCGCCGCCTTGGTCGACCCTCGATGCAGGCTGCGCTCCCGCCAGCACGTACAGGCCGCCCTGGTCGACCCGACTGCCAACCATCTACCTGCCCTGGTTCGTCGGGAAGGCTCGCATCAAGCCACACGCTCGATCAGGAGCTTGGGAGCAGCGCTGTTCGCCCATGGCGCGCCCGTCGCCGGATCGATCGTTTTGGGACCCGGCCGCAAATACGCGTACTCGGTCGACGGATTGTCTTCGGGACCATAGGTCTCGGCAGCGCCGGAGATCAGGCCGCCCCGATAGAGCACGCTGCCGCTCTCTTCCTTGCGTGCGTAGAGCAGCGGCATCAGCGCGATGACTTCCGCGATGTTGCCGGGCATTGCCGACAGGCCGACGATCGTTCGTGCCTCGGCCAGCGCTGTATGCAGGTACGATGTCCCCGAAGGCGGCACGTCGTTGATAGCGCCATAGGCCGTTGCGGAATTGAACACGCTCAGCTCGCTCGTAGCAGTGTCAGATGCCGCCGGGAGCCAGTAGGCGCCCTTGTCGCCGACCCAGTTGACCACGGTGTTGGTCGGGTCGTTTGCGTTGTCGTTCCAGCAGAACGGATCGTCGAAGTCGATCGTGGCGGCGGCGTTATAAGGCGAATTGAGCGTGTTGTTGCCGCCGGTCCGACCGAAGGCCCACTGCGCCGCGGCGGCGTTGGCCGTAACTTGCGTGTCGATGCCGGTCAGGTTGAGAACGGTCTGCTCGTTGACCCTGACTTCCAGGAAGCCGCCGGCGTTGGCGATCTTCCCCATGGCTTCCAGGTGATGATACCCGCCTGGCGCGAAGCACGGATCAGAGCGTCCGATAACCTCGCCGGAGAGCGCGTCCGCACCCATGTCGATGCCGCGATACGCGACGATCGAGCCGTCCGTGCCCGCAATCAGGGCCAGATGGGAGACGTTTGCCACGTCGCGGATGTCGGCCAGGACCACAACCGAGTTGGCAGCGCCTGACTCCCGCACCGGCAGGCTCGAGAAGGCGAAGCGGTGCGCTACGCCGAAAACCTGCGAGGCGGTGCCGAAAACCCGCCGTGCCTGGCGCGCCGGCCCGAAGCCATTGGCCTGAAAGCGCAAATGGTACGAACCTGTGGCTGGATTGGCCGTGGCAAGCTCGAACCCGGCCGAGAATGCATGCGCCCCATCTACCTGCGACCAGGCCGCGCCGCCGCCGACCCCCTCGACCATCCGCGCCATCGAGCCGTAATGTTCGAAGCCGTCACACCAGTAGAGCATCAGCCCGCCGCCTTCGGTTGGTTGCTTAGAATGTTCATCAGCACGCCCGCGTCTCGATGAGCACGATCTCGGAGAAGCCGCCGATCGCGTAGGTGCGCAGAATACCCTCGACGGCGTCGTCGCTCTCGAACCGCACCTCGACGTCGAACAGGAAGCCGGCGGAGATGACTGTCCCGTCCTCGGGCGGGATCGCGAACGTCACGATGCCGCCGCGCCGGCTGACCGTGTAGGCTCCGGGGTCGACGAGCACGCCGTCGATCGCGACCATCACCGATGCGACCACCGGTAGCACGATCGGCCTCTGGTAAGTCTCGTCGTCGACCGCGTAGATCTTGGTCAACTGGAACGTGTCGGTGAACCCGTCGCCGGTACCGACCACCTGGTCGGTGGCGGCGATCGGCGGCACCTGGTCGGGCAGGATCAGCGGTCGCGAGGCGAAATCGAGCGGGTCGCGCCACGGAAAGGTGTGGAACGGTCCTCGCATCACGCGGAAATGATCCATCAGTCCGTCGACGACTGCCCAGTCCCGCCCGCCGGCCTGTGGCAACGAGAAGCTGTGCAGCGGATGCTCCCACTCTTGATTGACATCCTCGTGCCCACCCGCCGACACGCGGATGCTGGTCTTGAAACGTGGTCTTGAGATGCAGGGATACCCCGGCACCTTGGCCGGCATGTAGACGTCCTTGAACCGGCTCATCAGCGCTGACCGAAAGCCCGGCGAGATCGGCGCGCGGCCTGGCTCTCATTGCGGCGGAAGCTGTCATGGTCGCTGTTCGGGAAGTTGAAGTTCTGAACAATCGGTGCCGGTCCGGACCCGCGCCCGTTGTCGTTGCCGGCGCGCGGCGCCAGGCTGCGCGGCACCTTTGGCAGCGAAGCGGCTTCGAGGACGTGGTTGGGTATGATCGTCCCCGATCCGTTCGGTATAAACAGCTCGGGACCTTTCTCGCCGACCATGTAGAATCTCGAGGAGCTGACCGGCCCGCCGGAGGCTCGGCCCCCGCCGAACACAGCGCTGATGTCCAGATTGCCGCCCAGCGCGGACGCCGCCATCTGGAAGGCCAGGCGCAGCAGCTGGTCGACGACCTCGCCCAGTGCGCCCTTCAAACCCAGCGCCTTGCTGGCGGCACTGACCAGATCGTCCTCGAGCGCTTTCAGGCCAGTGACCTGGATCTCCTCGAGCCGCTCCTGAATGTCGGCCAGGTCTGACGGCAGCTCGTCACGGTAGCGATCGAGCGGGGACTTGGTCCCGTCGCTCGCGTCGCCTTCCGCCCGTGCCTTCTCTCGCGGCAGATTGTTGATCTCGGCCTGAATGCGCGCCGCCTCGGCGGTGTTCTTCGCCAGCTCGGCTTGCGCCTTCAGATATTCGAGGTGGCGAAGCCTCTCCTCGTAGACGAGGTCGAGGATTTGCAGCTGCAGCGCCCGGCGTTCGCCTAGCGTGCGGGCGTCGGCCTCACGGGCCTCGAGCTCTTCCACCTGAAAACCGATCGCCTGCGCGATTGCCTCGTCCTGCTCCCGCATACTGCGCGCGAGTTGCTCGGCTGCGCCCTTGGCGAAGATGTTGGCCTTGCGCTGAATGGCAACCGCCTCGCCGGCGGCGATGACCTGTGCGCCCTGCTCCGCGCGCAGCCGGCCATCGTTGACGTCGTTCTGCACGGCGAGCGCGAGGCGCTGCTGGTCGGCGTCCACCTGCGCCTTGGCATAAGCGATCTGCGCGTCGACGTCGGTGACCAGCTCGAACTTGGCGGACAGCAGCTGCTCGTCCAGCCGCTGCAACTGCCCGGCGAGGTTGTCGTCCTGGTCGACTTTCTTGTCGACGGCGCGCGTCCCGACGCGATCATCCCTCTTCGCCGCGGCAGCGGCGCGAGCCGCGATCTTGTCCGCGCCCTGGCGGGTTTTGTCGAAGGCGATGTGGAAGTGGTCGTCATGGCCCTTGTCGCCGGGCCCGAGCAGCTCCTTGATGAGCACACCGGCAGGCTCGAGCGCAGCCCGGATCCCGGCCTTGGTAAGCGGCTTGCCGTTGAGCGTCAGTGGGATGTCGATGGCCGTGCCGGAGAGGTGGTAGCTATTGGCAGCGCCACCCACGCGCTTGTTCTCCGCGACAGAGCGCAGCCCACCGCCGCGGTTGATTGGCGTGCCGATCAGGCCGGCGACCTCGTCACGGGTAACCTGGGGCAAGCCAGTCGACGCGCGCGGCGCCTTCTTCCGCGCGGCGTCCTCGAGGCGGTCGATCTCGATCAGCTTTGCCGCGAGCTTGCCGACATCCTTGATCGTCCGCTCGGCCGCCTCGCGCTGTTGATTGAACTTGGCGGTGATTGGGTCGGACTGGGCCGTCGCGTCGGCTCGGGCGATCAGGACCGTCAAGTTCCTGACTGTCTCCCCAGCCTCGCCGGCCGCTTTCGTCACCCCATTGTACTCAAGAGCGAGCGCACGCACCTGGGCTTGGGCACCAGCAAGGTTCGCGCGCGCACCAGCCAGTTCCGATGCAGCCGCGCCAGCATCTTCTGGGCCGGCATTAGCGGCCGCGGCCGAGGCACCCGCCAATGCAGTCCGGGCGTCTGCTACCGCTTTGTTGGCCCTTTTCAGTAGCTCGAGGAGTTCGCGCTGGCGGCGTTCGAACCCGGCCAAGTCCTTTGCTTCTGTGTTCAGCTTGGTGCGCTCATCTTCCCCGGGTTTGAGCAGGCGCCGATTCGTCTCCTCGTTGAGCTTCCGGGTCTTCTCGATCATCCCGTCGAGGCTGCTCTCCCACACGCGATTGGCTTGCTCGTTAAGCCGCGCCTGGGCAGCCTGCTCGCGCATCTTTCCGACTAGATCGTCGGTGGCGTCTTCGGCTTCGAGCAGCCGTCCAATCAGCGGTATCAAGATCACGCCGGCAGCGCCGACTAGGGGGCCCCACTTCGCCAACCAGCCCAGGAACCCGCTTGTCCCGGCAGTCATCAGCGAAATCGCTTGGGTGACCTGGCCGATCTGCTGACCGAAGATGATCATCGGCGGGGTGCCGGCAGCATACTGAGTTGCGACGTCGCCGATCTGGAAGCTGAGCTGCTGCAGCCCGGCCCCGTGCTGGCCGTTGATCCGCGTAACCGCACCCTGCTGTGCGCCGAACCGCTGCTGGGCACCGGTGGCACCGACCAGCTCGGCCTCAATCGTGTCGAGCACGCCGGCTTGGCCGCGCAGCGCCGTCGCATACTGGGCCGCTTCCTGAGCCGCGACCTCCGCGCTGACCGCGAAGGCTCGGTACTCGGCATTGAGTCCCTCGGCGGCATTGTCGGCGCGGACAGCGGCGTCGGCAACCAGGCGCAGCGCGCCGGCCTTCGCTTCGGCCGCATCTGCCGCTTGGCGCGTTGCGGCCGCGTTAAGGACGTCAGCTGCCGCGGCGCCGTTCGGTGCCGCAAGCGCGGCCTCGGCATTCGAGCGGATAGCGTCGAATGTTTTACTGTATGCCCGCTCGAGCGCCTTGGCCTGCGCCGGCGCGTTATCGCCGATCTTGTCGAGCGCCCGGCCGACTTCGGCCTGGATGTCGATCGCCGACGTACCGAACTCGTTGAGCACCGACTTGCCTGCGGTGACTGCAGCACGCAGCTGCGTGATGTCGCCGCCAATCTGCAGGAAGAGGTCGCCGCGCGACGATCGTGCCATGCGCTACTCCCTTTTGTTCGCTTCGATGCGTGAGTCGATGCACGCCCAGGTCTCGTGCGGCGTAGCGTCCCAGAACTGGTCGGCCGTCCACCCGAAGGCGGACATCATCAGGCCGGAGAGGCGGCGCCAGCGCTGGGGGTCGTCTTCGTCGCTGGAGCCGCCTTCGCTTCCCCCGATGCGGCACGCCCACCGGTCGAGGCGTCGAGCAGCACAAGCGTGATGCGCGCCTGGGCCTGGGGCAGACCCTCTTCGAAGATCAGCTCCTCAATTCGCTCGGCGTCGACCGAGCGGGTCATCGTGTCCGCCTCGTCGGCGCCAGCGCGGATCAGCTCCGCGGCAACGGCGCCGAGCTGCTCGAGCGTGAGCTCACCGGTGTTGCCCAGCCGGACCAGCGCCATTGTCGAGCGGCCCGTCGTCTGCTCGATCGCCCTGACCGCGTTATGCGACGGCCGCAGCCGGTAGGCCTTGCCGGCGAGCACGATCTCGTGCTCGCCGCGTTCCGCATTGGCCGTTGCCATGGGTTAGGCGCCCAGGTCGTCGGTCGTCGGAGCACCCTTGTTCGCCATGTCGAACGAGTAGGTGACCGGACCATTCTTCGGGTGCGAGGTCGAGAAGTTGCCGATTGCGACCTTGCCGGCGTATTTCACGGTCGCGCCCTTCATCACCTTGATGTTCGCCTCGGGCGGCGCGGTCTTCGACACATCCGCTGCCCGCTCCAGGCCAACGTCGGGAAGCTTGACGTTCCCGTTGATGCTGAACGTGATCTTCTGCTGCCCATAGGACGTCGCGCCGTACAGGCCGTCGTCCTTGGTCGACTCATCGATTTCCTCGCTGGTGCGCTTCCAGTCGAACGAGATCTCGCCACCAATCGGTACGAAGACCTCTGGCTCGGCGTTGTTGCCGATGTGGATGCGCCAGTCGAGACCCTTTTCGGTGCCCATAGTTCAATCCTTTCCTGCTGGAGTGCCGTCCGCGTCAGGCGGGTTCGGCGTAGATTTCGAATATGCTGATGCCGGCGTAGGTCACGCCATCCGGCCCTGCGCTGCTCGCCGCGGCCGAGAGGAACTCAGGCGCCCAGAAACTCACACCGTCGGCCTCGATGACGACGCCGTCGAGCGCGGTTCGGACCTCGTGCATAATCGCCAGCAGCTCGGCGCGATCCTTGCCGCGGTAGATCGTGTGGACCTCGACCTCGATGCGTTCGCGCTGCTCTTCCTTGCTGCCCTCGTTGCCGACCTCAATCGCACCGATCTGGACGAAGTTGGGCTCTGTGCCCTGCTTCACGTGGTCGTGGACTGGGGCGAGCGTCACGCCGGCGGCCAGCGCCGCGTAGACAGCCGCCTGCGTCGGTGAGACCAGGTCCAGCATCATGCTCTCCCGCTCTTGCCGAGCACTTCGGTCCAGAAGTTCGCGAGGCGTTGCTCCGCCCGGATCTCTGGCCGGTCCACGTGGACGAAGGGCCGCGGTGCCCGCGCCTTGATTCTCAGCGAATAGGTTTTGGCGATATCCTCGGCCCGCTTGCGACGGCCCGGGCCCAGCCTGAGCTTGCCGTCGACGCGCTTGCGTCGCTCGACGAGGACCGTCTGGGCCTTGCGGCCGAACTCGACGAAACGGCCGTAGTATAGGTCGCCAAAGCTCTCGCCCGGCGCCCGCCCAGACTTGCGAGCGGCGCGCAGCGCGCTCTTGCTTCGCGCCTTCATGCCGATGAGGCCGACGCGCACCCGGAGCTCATCGAGCTCGAGCTGCAGCGACAGCCCCGCGGCGAGCGCCCCGGTGTGCTTGTCGACGTCGCGCTTCTGCGCTCTGAGGACCTCGTAGCCGATCAGCGCCATCTCGACGCCAACCTGCTCTCGCGCCGCCTCGGGCAACCGCCCGAGCATCGAATAGGTCTCGGCCAGGCCATCGACCTGATTACTGCGCATCCCTCAGACGCTCAGCGTGGAAGCCGTGTCGGCCATGACCACCAGCTGCTCGCGATCGCCGTTCGGGTCGACGATCGATCGAATGTTCAGGTCGCGGCCGCCGAAGCATTCGCCGATCGAGCGCAGCTGATCTGCCGGACCGACGTCGGCACCGAAGCGAACCCGGATGCGGTACACCGAAGTGCCCTGCAGCACCCGGTCCATCACGGACTCGCGCCCGTCCAGGCCGGTCACCTCGGCGAAGATGGTGCCGGCGTCACCCCAGCCAGTGGTGTAGCCGCCCTTCCCGTTCGGCGTATCCGTCTCGCGCCGGACCGTAATCCGGTGCTTGAGGTCCTTACGCCGGAGTGGCTTCACAGCCAGAACCGGCTGTTGGCGATCAGCGGCTCGACATCGACCGGCTGCTCTTCATGCTTCCCGCGCAGCAGCGCATAGGCGGCATAGCGGAGCTTCGCTGGCACATCGGCCGCGAGCGCACCGTAGCCAACCTCGAGCGTCAGCACGATCGAGCCCTCGGCCGCAACCGGCCAGCTGCCGATCGGGAGGATGCCCTGCTCCAGCGCCGCTCCGCTGAGCCGATAGCTGTCCGCCGGCACGATGTGCTCGCCCCCGAGCCAGTCCTCGTAGGCGATGCTGGTCACGGACCGCACGGGACCGACGCGCAACTGCGCGAGATCCTCGAACGTGTCCGCAACGACCGTCAGGGTCTGGTTCAGCAGGCGGAGGCCGGTCATCTCCTCAAGATCCTGCACCGACGCCGCGCTCAGCATGCCGAGCTCGTCGTCGAAGGCATCGCCGTCGACTCGAAGGTAGCTGCGTGCGCTCTCGATCGGGATCAGCTCGCCAGTGGGCGGCGTGATGGTGACCGGTGCGCCGAGCATGTCAGGCCCTGACCTGACCTGGCTTCGCGAGATCGCCACGAACGAAGCGAACCGCCTCCGTAGGGCCGCAGCGATAGGCGTCCTTGGCCGACAAGCAGACGTTCGGTCCGGAGAGACCAGTCAGGAGCTCGAGCGTCACCAACCCATCATCATCTAGGGTCAGGCCGAGCACGCCCAATTCGTCAGCTTCCGTCTGCTCGACGTGCTCCGCCGGTGCCGTTGCCGCCGCCTGCTCGGCAGGAGGCTCGCTCGCGCCAGGCTGTTCCGGGGTTTCGCTCGGCCCCTGGCTTGGCTGCTCAGCCGTTGGCTGTGACTGGCCTTGTAGCTCCGCAATCTTGGCGCGAAGCTTATCGGCGCTCATGGGCGGCGGGTTCTTGCCCGTCAGTGCCGTGTAGGCCGCCTTGAGCTCGCTGAATTCACTCATGTCCGCTCTCCTTTTCAGGCGGTCGCGCACGGCCGCCTGAAAAGGAGAGGGCCCGCTCCAAAGAGCAGGCCCCCTGACTTAAGTTAGGCTGCAGTGATCAGGTGCTTGACCGCCGCGGTGTCGCTCAGCTCGCCGTCGAACCGGATCAGGCCGACGATGCCGAGGTCCGGGTAGAAGCGCTCGCGCAGCACGCCGACGAGCGGCTGTCCAACCTTGCGGACGAAGTACTTGCCGAGGTCGCCAAACAGCATGACCTTCTTGGCGGCCGCCAGCGATTCCATGTGCTGGTTGATGCTGTACGGACGGCCATTCAGGGTGGCGGGCACGCCTTGCTGCACATTGCCGGCCTGCCAGATGTAGCGGCCTTCGCTGTCCTTGAGCTTGCGCAGCGCCAGGAGCGTGTTGTCATTGAACATGTACCGGCACTTCGGGCTCGCGCGGTACGCCGGATCGACCGAATGCTCGAGCTCGAGAACCTCGTCGAAGGTGATCGCCGCGGCCGCTGCGGACGTTTTGCCCAACGTCGAGGCGGTGACAACGCCGTTGGGCTGATTGGCGCCGGTCCCAGTCGTGTTGCGGCGGTTGGCAATGCGGCCAAGCCGCTCGCCGATCAGGTCGCCCAGGAGCGGCTCGACGCCGAACGCCGAGTCCTGCGCCAGCTCGAAGCTGAAACGGATGATCGGAGTGGCGAAGACATACGCGTTGAGGCTCTTCTGCCCGATCGCGACGTCGCCGCTGCCGTCGTCCACCAGGTCGGCGCCCTCGTTGCGAGCAGCCGCTTCGTTGGCGGTGTCATCGACGGTCGGGATGTTGACCTGGTTGCCGCTGGTGGTGGTCAGGTCGGTGACGATGTCGCCATCATACATCGGACCCCAAGCCTTCATCGAACGGACGATGAAGGCGGCCAGCTCGGTCGGCACGGTGTAGCCGCCGGCGGCTCCAGTGGTGGTCAGCTGAGCGCGAACCTCGCTTGGGAGCTGCGAGAGGCCGGCGCGCAGAGCGTCGCGCTGCTCGGTCGGCAGCGAGGACGGATCGCCGCCACAGGCCAGCATGGCGTAGAAAGCGTCACGGTACGCGACTGCAGCACCGGTCGGCTCGTCCTGGCCGCGGGTCTCGCTGTCGGGCTGAGTCGGACGCTGCGTGGCGCGGCGCTCCTCGGCCTGGCGCTCGACCTGGATCATGCGCTCCTCGCGGGTGATCTTGGCGTCGAGCGCGTCGACCTTGGCCATGATGTCGTCGTGGCGCTTGTCGAGCTCGGCGGCGCGGGCGTCATCGGTATTCTTGCGGATCTCTTCGAGAGCCGTACGGGCCTCCGCGATCAGCCGATCGCGCTGCTCCAGCAATTCCTTCAGCATTCTCGTCTCCTGGACATGAAAAAGCCCGCCGATTGGCGGGCGATTGAGGGCGGGAACGCCGCCACCTCCGGCGATGCCGGGTGATTACTTGATGCCGCGCTCCAGCTGCGCTTGGCGCGCCCGGCGCTCGGCGATGCGCATGGTTGCGGCGGCCTTGTTATGCTCACTGCGCTCGTTGCGCGCGCCCTCGAGCGATCGCAGTCCGACCTCCGTGTCAGGGTAGGCCGGGAACGCGGTGTACGTGATCTCGTAGAGCTCGGCCTCGATGATCGTCCGCTTAGGCGGGTCGATCGTCTCGTCCCACTCCTGCTTGCGCGTAACGAAGCCGAACGACATGCCCGGGATGTCCTTGCGCTCGATCTGGACAGCCAGGTCCCGGCCATCGCTGGTGTCCGGCAAGCTGTTCTCGAACTTGAGGCCCTTGCTGTCCTCGCTGAGCGTCAGCGTACCCGCACCAGTGCGGCCGACCACGCGGCCCGTGTCGTGGCTATGAAGGGCGACGACGTCGCGCTCGGCCAGCGACTTGCTAAAGGCGCCCGGCGCGATCGTCTCGCTCCAGTAGCCGCCAATGTCCGTCTCGACGTTGAACAGCGCGGCGTAGCCGGCAGCGGTGCGACTCTCTCCGTCGTCCGTGGCGGCACGGATCTCGAGGCCGAGCGTGACCGCCCTGGTCTCGCGGCTGTCAGGCGTCTTTCTTGTCGCCGGCGTCGTCATCAGCGGCATCTCCGTTGTTCGTGGGGGCAGTGGCGGCCGCTTTCAGCGCCTGTGCGGTTCCGGCCATCTCGAGCGGCACCGTGGCGCCCTGGATGTAGAGGCGGTCGCCACCTGGCTTCGGCGCCCTGTTGTCGAGTGCGCGTGCTTCGTCCGGCATGAGCTGACCCGTTTGAATGCCGCGAGCCATCGCCTCAATCCGGCTCTTCAGGTCGCCGCGCTGCAGGCCGTCGAGGTTATGCTCCACGTACCGGGCCCGCCGGCGCTGACCGAACAGTTTGAGGTTGAGCTCGTCCTCGAAGGCCTTTGCCCACTGGCCGATCAGGTGCTTCACCAAGTGCAGATCCTGCTGCTCGGTGTTGGCGAGAGTTCCGGTGCTCAGGTCCTGCAGGAAGACAGGCGGCAGGCCGTAAAGCCGGGCGATCTCCTGCAACTGAAACAGCCGGGCTTCAGTCATCTGCCCCTTGTCGGGGTCGATACCGATCGGCTTGAGCGCATGCCCCGGAGGCATGCCGAAGAACGGCGCTCCAGCCAGCTTCGCCATGTCGATCGCGCGTTTGATGTCACCCTGCGCGCGCTTGAAGCCCTCGGGTCCGGACGGCATCGGACCTTCAAGCGCCAGCGGTGGAACTCCGCCGCCGGCGAAGAAGCCGCCGGCGAAGTCGTTCATCGCGATCGCGATCCCGATCGCCTTCTTGCCCTTGGTGATGGGCGAGTAGGAATCGAGCTGGTTGGGCTTCAGCATGAACGGCACGTCGATGACGTCCGCGGCGGGGTATTCCTTGTTGTCGAACCGGTAGACCTTGCGGCCGCTCTGGCGCCGGACCGAGGTCCGCGTCGGATCCATGGGCCACAGCGCGACCGGAGTTACGCCCGCACGTTCGATCCAGGTCAGTCCGCGGCCGCCGGTGAACACTTGCTGCCAGGTGTACTTGCGCCACCCGTGGCTGCTCCACTCGGGGTTCGGAGCTTCGTTGAGCAGCAGCTGCAGATCGCCATCGGCTCGCGCAGCTTCCCCGTCGACCTTGCGATAGGAATGGAGTGGCAGGGTCGCCAGCGTGCTCGAGAGGAAGTTCACGGCATCGAGAACCGCCGGCACCTCAAGCGCGCTCTCGATCGTGACATGGGGCAGTTGCGCCTTGCCAGCTGCGATGCCGAAAAAGGAGTAGAAATCCTCGGGGTTCGCGGACAGCGAGACGCCGAGGCTCTCGAGCGGATTGGCGCGCTCTTCCCGGGCAAAGATCGGGTCGTCGGGACCCATCAGGCGGTCATCGAGTAGGCTGGATCATCCCACGGGGACATCGGCGCCTCCTCTTCCTGTTTGCTGATCGCCACTCCGAGTGCGCTGATCAGCGCCACCGGGTTGTCGATCTTGGCCTCGTCCCGCGGTTTGCGCGGGTAGACGTTGTCCTTGGCGTCGGCCTGGGCGACGACGTTGTTCATCTCCCACTCCATGACCGGGCAGCCGCCGTGGGCGATCGCGCCGGCCTTGGTCAGGGCGTCGAGCTCTTTCATGGGCTCGGAGAAGTTGATGACGATCGGCCGGTACTCGATGACCGGGAAACCTTCCTTCATCATCGTCGTGACCATCATCGTGGCCTGGTGCGGGTCGTAGGCGACCTGCTCGAGCTGGAAGAAGCCGCGCACCTCGCGAAGGACCGCGAGGATCTCGTCATAGTCGATGATGTTGCCGTCGGTGACGTTGATCAGCCCCAGCGCGTCCCAGGCCTGATAGGCCGGAACGTTCAGGACCGTCTCGGACGGCAGGAAGTAGAACCCGAGCCGGATGTACGGGTCGTCGCTCGTCGCTTTGGCGCCGACCGGCGGGAACAGCAGCTCAAGCGCGGCGATGTCGATCTTGGACGCTAGATCCAGCCCGGCGATGCAGCGGCGGCCGCGCAGCTTCTCGAGCTGCATGGCATCGACTGCCTTGATCGGGACGTCCGCGTCGCGGCAGCGCCGCCAGGCCTCAATGTCGAAGTAGGCGGCCTTGGCGGCCACCCAGAGGTTGAGATGCTTGGTCTTGAAGATGCCCGACTTGCGCGGCGTCGTGATCGCGTCGCGCTGTCGGGCCCGGAGGAAGTCGCCAGACACAGAGATGTCAAAGTTCGGGTTGGCCTTGCGAAGCGATGCTTCCGCCTTCCAGTCGTCGCCCTCGTCGATCGTGTACTCGACGAACAGGGTCTCCTGCTCGAGCGGCGCGTTGCCGCCCTCGCCGATGCCTGCGAGCTTTTCCCGCTCCTCCTGGATGGCGGCGTAACAGGGGCCCGCAAGGTTATCGCCGGCTGTGGTGATCAGCACCTGCAGAGGCTGGTCGCGTGCGCCCATGCCGGTTTGCATGGTGTCGACTTGGCCGTCGTCGGCGTGCTCGTGATACTCGTCATGGATCGAGCAACTCGGGCTCTGCCCGTCGCCGGGATCGCCGACGATCGTCTCGAACTTGCTGGCGTCGTCGATCCGCACCAACGCCTTGGCATTCACCTCAACACCGAACTTGGCGCAGAGCGCCGGCGTCCGCTTGGCCATCAGCTGGGCGGGCCGAAACACCTCCCAGGCCTGCTTCTCGTTGGTCGCGCCTGAATAGACCTCGGCGCCGAACTCGCCATCGGCGCAGAGCATGTAGAGCCCGATGCCGGCCGACAGCGCCGATTTGCCGTTCTTGCGAGGAACCACGACGAACAGCACCCGGAAGCGCCGCAGACCGCTGGTCTTCCGCAGCCACCCAAAGGTGCAGCTCAGGACCCAGATCTGCCAGGGCTCAAGCCGGATGGTCTCCTTCGACCGCGCCCACTTGCCCTTGGAGTGGGGCAGCCGCTCGATGAAGCGGCAGACTCGAGCCGCCTTCTCGACGTCGAACCGAAACGGAAAGTCGCGCTGCCGTTGAAGCTTCAGCTCCTCGAGGAAACGCCTGCACTGCAGCCGGATCGACTTGCAGGCCGGGATCTTCCCTCTGGTTACGTCCCGCGCATAATCCTGCGCGATGGCGGCGTAGGGCCGCGGCTCCGTCGCCACATCACCCTAGGCTGCGCGGCGATGCTTCCGACGCACCCGCTTGCTGACGTGAAGCCGGTTGGGCTTGGCCTTCGGCTGCGACCGGGCACCCTTCCCGCGCCGATTATTCTGTCCCTTGCCGCGCCGCTGTCGCTCTTCTGGGACGAAGAGCCCAGACCCGACTGCGCCAACGACCGAGATAGGCGCAGTCAAAGCCGCGCTGGCAGACAGCGCCGCCAATGCAAAGAAGTTGATTCTCATGCTGGTCTCCTCAGAAATCGTCGAAGGCGCCGGCGGCGGGCTTGTGACCGCTGGCGATCCGGAGAGCGGCCGACGGGTTGAGCATCAGCTCGCCGATCAGCGACTGCGCCTGGCGCATCGCGTCAGACAGCATTGCGACCTCGGGCCGAGATCGCACCATCGTGGTGACGATCGTCGTATCCTTGCCAACCTTGCGGCTCGACTTGCTCGTGAAAGTGTCGCCCTCGACCTCCAGGACGGCGTTCAGTCGCTGTACCTGCGCCAAGCGCATCGCCAGCAAGCCGACGTGATCGGCGAAGTGCGGGCTCGCCCGCTTCTGCTCCTCGAGCACCTTGGCGATTGACCCGAAGATCAGCTGCTCAAGGTCGCCCAGGTGCATCGGCGCGATCATCGGGCCGAGCGGCACGTCGTCGCCGAGCGAGATCTCGCGGTCTTTCCGATCCGTGCCGGCCAGCAGCTTGAGCGCGGGGTCCTTCCGCTTTCGGCCGGCGCCCGATCGTGCTCCGCCGGACGCCACGAAAGCCGCTCAGCGCCAGCGGACGGTGACGCTGCCGTGCAGGATCTGCTCAGCAGCAATGCCATTCTCGACCACCGTGGCGCCGTTCGCATGCACCTTGAGGGCGCAAACCCAGCCCTGCTCGCAGTTGTAAGCGACAACGTTCTGTACCGGCTGTCCGTGCAGCAGGACGTCGATGCGCTTGCGGATCCGGACGATCACGGGGTCGAAGTCCACGTCGCTGGACCGGCACGAGCCGAACAGCGGGATGGTCAGCTGGTTGCCCAACATTTTCCCCTTTGAATTCGACCCCGTAAAAATCCGTGCACTGCGCGGTGTCCCGGGTCCGCCGCCCCGGGAAACCGACCCTCCCCCCCGGGGGATTGGGCCGCCCGCGGCGACCGGTCGAGCCCTGCTGCCCTAGCGGTGCCGGCCTGCCGCGCTCTGAAGCGCGGTCTTGCCCTTGTGGCACGGCTTGCAGATGCCCTGCTTGTTCGCCCGCTCGTCCCAGGCTGGATCGGGCAGGCTCTCGTCGATGTGGTCGACCTCTTCACTCGGCGACGTGCGCCCTTCAGCCAGGCACGGCCGACACATCGGCTCCTCGGCAAGGATCCGCTTTCGGTCCTCACAGCCAGCGCGCCCGCGCTTGCGGCGCCGGGCGTTGGCGCCAGGCCGTTGCCAGCTCACCCTCGGCGCGACCGCTCGGCCGAACCGAGGTGGCTGCACCGGCACCAGCCTAGCTCCCGATCGTCCCGGCCTGCTCGGCCCGCTCGACGAAGAACGTCTCCTGCGCTTCCGACCGACCGATACCCAGCTCAGCCAGCGCGACCTGGTGCTTGCCGTCGAGCGACGAGAGCACCGCGGAACGGTTCAGCGTCGTCTTCACACGCAAAAGGGGCTTGGCCCAGCGCAGGCCCTGCAGCACGGCGACGACGTCATGCTCGTCGCCGGCGATGGTGAGCGAGGAGCGGCTTGCGCGGCTCCCGACCATGCACCCGCCCAGCTCCATTGACTTGCGGCCCTTGGGCAGCAGGGCACGCCCAGCCTCGTCGAACCAGCCCTCCAGCGACGCCTTCAGTCGGTCGCGCTCGGCCGCGATCGGTGCGATCGCTTCATCCGCCACGGCGTTAACCACCGCAATGTTGTTCGCCCGCGCATTCTCGAAGGCGGCGAGCTGCGCCTCCAGCTTGGCATACCGCTCGAGCTGGCGCGTGGCGGCCGCAGTCGATCGCGGCTGTCGGCTCATGACCGTGCCCCGATCTGCTGGGTCACGCCGGCCATTGCCTGCCCGTAGAGGACCTGTGCCCGCAGCCCACGGATCTCGCGCTCGACCGCGCGCAGCCAATTGCGTGAAACCTCAGCATTGGGCGTGTCGGTCCGCGCCGCGGCCGCGCTTAGCGAATCGAGGTCGATGATGCTGGTTACCATATGGCCCTCCCGTCCCGCTGCCACAGCGGCGCGTTGGTCGGCGCAGCAGGCGAACCGCCGCGGAACACCGCGCGCAGTTCGGCGCCGATCGCCTCGGCCTCGTCGACGTGCGCTTCGTGCTGCCCATGTGACAGCGCTCCCAGGCGCACGCCCTGGATCAGCACGTCGAGGCGGCTGCTCAACCGCTCGAGCCGGTCAGCTGCCGGCGGCGAATGGGGGCGCCGCCGCGCCAGTGCCGGACCAGACAGAACGGCGGGGGCTACGGCGGCGCGTGCCCAAAGGGCGGGATGCGTGGACATCGCGGCTCCTCCGAACACAAGAAAGCCCGCCGGTCCGGGGAGGACGAGCGGGCTTCAGACAGACGCTGCAGCCGATCAGGGCGCAGCTGTCGCGGGGTCGTTTTTGCCCTTCCCGTGGCCGTTCCGGCAGTCCCGAATCCGTTACCTTAACGGATTGCGGACATCGGGATCAGGCCGCTAGCCGCGCATGGACCGCGCTCAGGGCCTCGCCGTCGACCGCCTTGCACGCATCACCCAGCGCGCGTGGCCACAGGTCGAGCGCGTCGATCAGCAGCTGCTTCGCGCGGCGGTTGTGCATCCGGTATCGACGCGCCGCGACGGTGAAGCCGATCGCCTCGCCGACCACCATGTCGAGCACCGCCGCGACTGCGACGCCGCTGTCGGGCAGGAGGCGCTGCACTCCGGCCCGCCATCGCGTGTAGGCGACCTCGCGCCGCACCTGCCCAAGCCGCTCGTGGAACCCGCCGTCGCCCATGCGCGTCACGTCGACCCGCGTTTCCAGGCTCGCGGTCCGCACCGTCACGTCGGCTCCGATCCGCTCGGCCACGGTGGCGATTTCGACCGCCGCGCCCAACTGCTCGGCGTCGATCGCGCCCGACGTGTACAGCCGCGCCAGTGCGCCCTGACAGCGACGCGAGGCCTGCTCGTGCGTTTCGGGTGTGCCCTCGGCCTTGTGCGTCCACCGCTCGCCCACCGCGACCCGCGCCTTGCGCAGCGCGCGCTCGGCTGCTGCTGCGGCGGGATGACGTTGCGTCCAGGCCAGGCGCGCTTTCTCGGCGCGCTCCTCGTGCAGGCGCTCCGCGCTGCTGCGTGTGTCGCGTTTAGGCCGCGATCGAGCCCCGGCCTTCCTTGCCCCGACGTCCTTCTTTGCCATTGGTCCCCGCCTCCTCGATCCACTCGATATGATCGAGCTCTGGCGGCAGCGGCAGTTCCTTTTCTGTTAACCCCGCAAGCGACCGGCTGACCGCGTCCGCGATCGCACTTCCCGCGCGCGGCATAGCCCCGATACCGGGCGGCATGAGGCGGTTGCCATCCTCTACCGTCCAGCCCAGCGCCGCAAGCCGCACAAGCACGTCGGCCTCGCTCAGCTCCTCGGCGCGGTCGGGCAAGCGGATGCCGCGCGTCTTGCCCGCTAGGTGCTCGATCGCCCTGTCGCTCGCTAGGCTCTGGACCAGGTCGTGCGCGCGTTTGGTGCTGACGCCCAGCGCGGCGCCGAGTTCGCCCAGCGTAGGCGACCGGCCCCACTGCGCGAAATAGCGTTTGATGAAATCAAGCGCGAGCAGCTTACGGCTCGACATCGCCGGCGACAACCGGCTGCAAGGAGGATGATCCAGCACGCCCACGACCCCACCCGTTACGCGTTCGCAATTAACACGAACATACCGGGGCCGGAAGTAGCGTGGGTTAGTGCGCCAGTTCCGGCTCGCGCTGCTCCGCGCTGGCCTTGACCTCGGCGCCTAGCTGCAGCCCAAGCGCGTTGATCACCGCGAGCAGCGTGTCGATCGTCGGATTGCCGCCTTCGCCGAGCGCCGCGTACAGCGTCTCGCGCTTGATGCCGGTCTCGCGTGCAAGCGCGCTCATGCCCCGCGCGCGCGCGATCGCGTTGAGGGTGTTGAGGATGACGCCCTTGTGTCCGCTCTCCAGTGCTTCGCTCAGTGCTCCTGCTTGCGCTTCCGCGTCGGTGAGATATTCGGCCGCGTCGAACGGCCGGTGGGTTACTTTGCCCGTGCCCATATCTAAAAGTCCAGTGTCTGCCCGTGGTAGGAATGCTGACCCCTCGCGGGGTCACTCAAGTCGTTTCGCCATGTCCTTCGCCTCCTTGATGTCCGTCGGTTGGCTGCTCTTGTCGCCGCCGCACAAGACGATGATCAGCGTCAGGTCTCGGGTCACGAAGTAGACCCGGTAACCGGGGCCGAAGTGCAACCGCAGCTCGCTGACGCCCTCACCGACCGGCTCTATGTCGCCCAGATCGAACGCCAGCTTGTCGACCCCGACGGAGATGCGACCCGCTGACTTGCGGTCGCGGAGATTGGCCAGCCAATCGTTAAACTCGTCAGTGCGGCGGATCGTCTTCACCTGTCCCTTTTAAGGGACGGAAGCAGGGCTGTCAATTATAAAAGACAAGGGTTAGAGCCCGACCAAACGCGCAAAGTACCGTTTGATGAAGTCGAGCGCGAGCAGCTTGCGGCTGACCATCGTCGGCGAAAGCCGGAGCACCTCTGCAGATGGTGGTTTAGAAGGCGCTCCCATAACGCCATTATCGCGCAGGATTGGTGAATGGAAACATACCGGGACCGGAATGGCCTAGCAGACTATCGGTAGGTTGCGCTGACCCAATCCGTAATCTCAGCATCTAACGCAGCGACAAAGGTACCCATGGCTTCCTCAATCCGCTGAGCGTAAGCACTGGACGCAGTCTGGGTGATGTCCACGAATGGGTCGTCTGTAAGAGAGCGTCGGAGACCCACAACCGCTGCACTGGTCGAAATCATCCGCACTTTGCCAAGCGGCGCGCCCCAGCTCCACCGTCGCCTCTTAGAAATTGCGGTAAGGCGAGCGCAGCTTGCTCCAACCCGCTGCATGCGCCAGATCGTCTCAGCGAGCGCACTTGCACGATCTTTGCACTTTGGAGATGCCCAAGCCGCAATGGCGGCCTCCTTCAGTGGTCCGAGCTGCTCAACGATCTGCTTGTCCACATCGAGGACAAGCTTCTCCCGATCGCGCGACCGAGTAAGCCGATGAACCGCTAGTATCGCGAACAGTGCAGCCGCGAACCCTGGCATAGACGGAGCGAGGAGTTCCCCCCAGTTCTTGGGGGGCGGCGCCGGTGGCGCCAATTCGACGTATGTGAGCCGGGAGCCTTCCTTAGTGAACAGCGGGCTTGGAGCGATCGATTGAGTCGCGGATTTCGTCGACATAGGAGGGGTCGATCCGCGAAACGAAGGTGAGGCGTTTGAGGAGGTCATTCTTCGGCAAACCCTCGTCTCTGATCAAGCCGCCGAAAGCTTCGTCCAGAAACGAGGAGCCCATTCCGCGTGTGCCGTCCAGATTGATGACCACTTTGCCTGGGTTCGCGCGTAAAAACGCCGCTAACTTTGTGCGTAACTGCTCCCCACTGTGAGCGCCTTGGTTCTTATACCGCGGGCCAGGATGCACGCTAAAGTCTGTAGCGATCGAAAACATCGCGTTAGTCATCCTTCAGTTCCACCGGGTCATCGCTCTGAAAGCGCCACTCGATCAGGGTACCACCAATTGAACGTTCGTGGTCTGCAAAGTGTTCGGCCTCGCGCATATAGGAATACGCGCCTCGATTGGAAAGCACTCTCAGCTCACCGTCAGAGCAGACCTGAACAAACTTTTGCATGTCGCGGAACCCCTTTCCTCGGGTTTCACCCGGCATTCTTGAGGCGTGAAGCCGAGTCGCTGCCATGATCATCGCTCCATCTGACGGGACTGGCGTTAAGCCCGCGAATCGCACGTTGCCCTGAGCCAGTGAGCGGATCCGCAGGTAAAGACTCAACGGCAGGGTTTCGGGGATGCCTACTCCCTGGTCATACAGCAGTATCATGACCTCTTTGCTGATCACGTTCACGCGAGCCCCGATCCACCAACGGCCTTCCATCGTAATCCCTGGCAAGACCCTCTGGTAGGCATGGTCGAGGGTGTTCTGCATCGCTTCGTTCATTGCAGCGACAAGTCGACCTCGCGCCACTTCGCTCAGCGCAAGGACGCGGGTCTCAACTATGCTCACGAACCCGTCAGTCAGCATCGAGTCGTGTCTATTAGAGCTCAAGAACCTTAGAAAGAGCGGCCTATCCGGATCGTCCACCCGCGTAGGTGCTCTAGGTTCGTGCACATTGATCAGATTGAAAAAACCCATCTGTGTAAGCAGATCATAGACTTCGGCACTTGGCGGATATGTACCACTGACCGCCTTGACGCCTAGCAACGAGCGCAAGCGATGGATTTCAGCCACGAGCACTAATGTCGCAGCAGGCTCTACGGCGTGAACGTGAGCGAAATGCAGCATCAACGGCCTACGTCTGATCAGCCCCTTCTCGCGGATCTCGTTTAGGATCGCACAGGTTTCTGAGTGGTTGGAGGCGAAAGACAGAACTGGCGGTAGAATGATCTGCTCCCGATCGAGCCGCGGATCGAAAGGCAAGCTGTTCGAACTGGCGAAGCGGCGGCGTATCTCCGCTAGGTACCGCCGCCTGTTGTTCCGGTATCGCCGCCGTGCTTGCCGGCGGATCTCGCGCCTCTGCCGCCGACGCGAGATACGGATCTGCCTCTTGCGACCTTCAGGCGGTAGTCGACGCATCGCTCAGCGATTGGTCTTGCAGCAGCAGGGGCTAACTGACGAAGGCGTCTTTTCTGTGCCACATTCGCCCGTGCAGAAGGCTGACTTCCGGGCGCGGATGATGTCCTGGAGCCTCAACGGGTCCAGTCCTCGCGGGGGGTCCCGGACCATGCCAACCCATTTCCGCCCACCGGGGCGACCATTCGCTGTGTTCCCCGATCAAACACGGCCACCACCATAGCCGCTTGGGTCAATTGCTGAACGATTGTGCCCGCCTCTGTCACCGTGCGGAACAGCTGCGCTTCCGCGGGATCGTGGTGAAACATGCGCAGCACGGCATCAGGCGATCCTGCCTGCTTCGCGAGGAATCGACCATCGGCGGGGGTGTGAACCGCCCAACCCTTGAACTTGGCCGTGCTCGGCAGGCCGAACTCCTTCCGCACTTGGTTCGGCGTGGGAGGCTTGCCGACCACGTTCGTCACAGCCGCCGGTCCACCTCGACCGCTAGGCACTCTGTATCGGCGAACGCCTTGGCCCATTTGTATCCGTCCGCGTCGCGCCGCTCGAGCTGGGCCTCCGCCACCTGTTGCTTGGCAGAGCAGAGTTCGTCACCGGAGCCGCCGTTCAGCTCCAGGAAGGTGACCTTGGACTCGGCGTCCTTCAGCACCTGGTCGCGCGGGTCGACCCGGTTGCACCCGGCAGCGAGGAGCATCGCGAGCGCCGCGATAGCCACACCGGCCCGGCTCAGCCGCCCTACGGCCGTCGGCTCGCCTCCGCTCGGGCGACCAGGAACTCGGCGACGATCATGACCTCGGCGCGCTCGGCCGCGGGTAGCTGGCGAAACAGCGCCAGCACCACCCACTCGTCGCGTACCGCCGTCGCCGGCGGTCGGCCGCTGCTTCTGTCCTCCACGGAGATGCTCCGTTTGCGCCGGAATGCAGGCGCCGCCCTCCGGACTGGAAGACACTGGGCTCGCGAGGGTGCGAGCGGAGTGGTTACTGGAAGCGCATCGAGAGCGGTTAATCGGCACTTTGCCGTACCTCCAGGCCGGCCATGCGCTCGATCAGATGCTTCAGCGCCGACCGGTCCTTCTTGGCGAGCTGGCGATAGATCTGAAGCAGCCTGACCTCTTCACCGCTGACTTCGGGCTCGGAGGGTGCGCCTCTAAGCGGGTCGTCCGTCTCGCCTGTGAGATACTCTGGCGTCGTTCCAAGTTCGCGCGCGATTTTATGTATGTGGCTCGACCCAGCTTTGTTCCGATAGATCAGGTTGTTGATTGTTGGCTGGGTGAGACGGACGCGACGGGCAAGCTCCGTCTGCGTCAGCTTCGCTGCCTCCATCCGCTCTTTGACGCGCTCGCCGATAATCACGGCTCGCACACTATAAGCGTGGCTATGTACTATAAGCCGCATTATTGCATTGACGAAGTTATAGTCAGACCTATAACTTGCGAATCATGGATCGAGATCATCTCACGCCTGCGGAGGCCCTTGATCTCGCAACCACTCGCGTCGGCTCTCAGAGCAAGCTGGCTCGGCTCTGCAAGGTAAGTCAGCCGGCGGTATGGGGATGGCTCAACAAGCTGAAGCAGCTGCCCGCGGAACACGTGTTGACCGTCGAAGCGGCGACGGGCGTCTCGCGCCACGACCTGCGGCCCGATCTCTACCCGCGCGGCCTCGAAGACGGCGTGCCGTTCCATGCAGCCAGCAATCTATTCGGCGTCCGCGAGCCCGTCGCAGAGAATAGGCAGGGGGTTTTACAATCCTCCGGTGCCGACGACCGCGAAAAATCGTCGGCATGACCAAGGTCCGCCCGCCCCTCACCTTTGAAAACGCGCTTACTCGCGTGGCAGGGCTGATCGGCTGGGGCGAGGTCGCCCGGATCTGCGGCTGCGCCGAGAGCACCGTGCGCAACTGGTCCGACCAGGACACGACCGCCAAGCTTCCGCTCGAGGGCGCGTTCCGGCTCGACGTCGCCTACCGCGCCGCCGGCGGCGACGATGCGCCGTTCCTGACCTGCTACGCCACCCGCGTCGACACCGAGTTCATGGACGTGTCCGCCGATCGCCGCGAGCTGGTCGCCTGCGTTGCCCGGGCCGCCCGCGAGTCAGGCGAAGCGATCGAGGCGACGCTGGCAGCGGCCGATCCGTCCGCGACCGCCGCGGACCTGGTCGTCGCCGAGCGTGAGGTCGAAGAGGCGATCGGAACCAGCACCTCAATCCTGTCCCAATTGCGCGCGCTTGCCCGCCCGTTGATGAACCGACCCGGGTCATGATGCCCGTGCCGAGCGCAGTTGAGGGCCCGCGGCGGTCGACCGGACCGCCCCGCGCCCCTCCGTAGCGACCTGACGACCAGACACCCCTTTCGCACCCGGACCCGAGCCGCGCGCACCCGTCGCGCGGAGCGGTTTCGTGCTGCCCGGAGAACCGCCGTGTACCACCGCCCCATCACTGCAGCCCCTGCGCTGCGCGCCTCGCTGCCGCCTCCGACCCCAGTGCCCCAGGCCATCCATCCGTTGGCCTGCCGCTGCCTCGGCTGTGCCGCACAGCGCGACCCGATCGCCTTCGCCCGGGCCCGCCGCCTGCTGCGCACTCAGGCATTGCTCCTGCTCGCCTGTGCCGCGGCCTTCACCCTCATCGCGGTCGTCAACCTTCCCGGCATCGCCGCGGCGTTCGGGGTTGGGCAGTGATCGCTGAGCGCGCAGTCGGAAGCGTTGAGCGCATCGACTTTCCGCCCCCCCGGCTGTCCGTCGGGCCCCACGCTACCCGCTTCTTCGGCTGCCGCATTCTCCACGAGGTCTCCAACGGCCTCGCCAACGTCAGGATCCATGCCGGTACCGCGGTCGACGCCCACCGCGATGAGCCCGTCCAGTTCCTGCTCGCGCGCGAAGACCTCGACCGTGTCATCGCCCACCTCACCGGCATCCGCGCCGAAATCGCGGCCAGCGAGGTGAGGCATGGCTGACGTCAACGTCGCGGCCGAACAGCTGCGCCTCTTCATCGAACGCATCGAGCGGCTGGAGGAGGAGAAGAAGGGCACGGGCGACGACATCAAGGACGTCTACGCCGAGGCGAAGGCGAACGGTTACGACACCACGACCATGCGCGCGATCGTGCGCCTTCGCCGGCTCGAGAGCCACGCGAGGCAGGAAGCCGACGCGCTGATGGAGACCTATCGGACCGCGCTGGGGCTGGCCTGATGGGCAGTAACGCGACCATCGCCGTCACGGCCCTCGCGATCGCCGGGCTCGTCGCCTTCTGCTATGCGCTCGCCGTCACCTTCGCCGCTGGCATGTCGTCCAGCGCGGAGGAGAGCAGGAAGGCCGAGTATCTCGGCTGCAATGTCGCGCTGGTCGGCGTCGCGCTACTCGCCACGGCCATACTTATCTGGCGGCTGTCGTGACCGGGGTCGGCTGGCCTCCGGAGTGCCGCACCTCGATCGAGCGCATCCTGCGCCTCGTCGCCGCGTCGTTCGCCGTATCCTATGGCGATCTTCTGTCGAAGCGGCGATCGGCTGCAGTCGCCCTGCCCCGCCAGATCGCCATGGCGCTCGCCATGGAGCACACGCCGCACTCGTCGGGCGTGATCGGCCGCCACTGCGGCGGCCGCGATCACTCGACCGTGCTATATGCCGCTGGCCGGGTCGCGAGTTTGCGTCAGGCGGACAGAGCCTTGGATTGCCAGGTGCGCGCGATCGAGGAGATGCTGCGGCCGAAACCCGAGCCCGAGCCCGTCCAGCTCGCCTTCCTGCACGGTCCTCTGTTCGATGCCGCCAGGTTGCCGGCGTGACCGTTCACGTTACCGAGCACGCGGTCGACCGCTACATCGAGCGTGTTTCCCCGATCGGCCGCGCCGAGGCCCGCGCCGCCATGCAGGATGCCGAGCGCTTGATCGAGCGCGCCGTGGCGTTCGGTGGCCACCTCGTCCGGCTCGGCAGCGGCGCCCGCCTGGTGCTGCGTGGCCGAGATAGCATCCGTGTCGTGACCGTGCTCGGCCGCGCCACGGTCGAGCACAGCGACCAGCTCCGCCTCTCGCATCGCCCGATCTGCTGCGGCCGGTGCGGACAGCGCTGCGGCCATCCCATCGCACGCGCCTGCACGCGCGCTGATTGTGTCCTGCCGCACGCCAGCCGCTGCGCGAACGATGGCGTCGGCCGATGACCGAGTTCTCCAGAGAGCAGCTGGAACGCACGATCGCTAACTTTGAAGTGCCGGCGCATCTCCGCGAGGGGCTGGTCGAGCACGTTCTGCACGGCCGGCCGGTCGGCAGTTTCCTCACCGCATGCTTGCGCGGCGACTTGCTCGAAGCGGTGTCTTGCGCGGCGTCGGACGTCACGTTCGCGGACCTGCGCGCGATCATGAAGTGGCTGTACAACGAGGCGCCTGGCGGCTGCTGGGGCACGTCGGCCAAAGTCCTCGAGTGGGCTCAGGGGGAGAGTGCCGCGGCCGACGCGCGACGCGGCGACAAGGTCGCGGGCCGTGAGACCTCGGCTGAGGTCGCCAGCATCGCCGCCGATCTGCTCAACCTGCGGCCGGCCGAACTCGACGACTACTACCGCGCGAAGGACGGCAAAAGCCCGGCGGACCTCGTCGCCAAGATCCGCACTGTTGCCGCTTGTGCCTTGGGGCAGCGCGAATGAACGCTCCTCCGCAGCTCGCTGAGGGCGATTACCTGATCAAGTTAAAGATCGAGAACCGCTCGCGACGGCTGCTCAGGCTCATCGACCTGCAGGCACCCGCGACCATCATCTCGCGCGAGTGCGCCCTGCTCCAGCAGGCGATCGATGAGGTCCGGGCCCGCTGGGGCAGCTGGAGCGAGACAGCGGACGGCGCGCCTGCACCGGAAGGCGACGCATCATGAGCCACGATTTGTCTCCGCTGCACCACAAGGGCGAGGTGCGCCAGCCGGTGCTCGGCAAGTGTGGCCAGTCCGACTGCGGCTTCGTCTGGCCCGTCCTCTACGGCCCGATGCCGCTGCACCAGGTCGCCGAGTGCATGATGGCAGCGCGCTGCCCGATGTGCGCCAGTCGCAAGGTGCTCACCGCATGAGCGACGGCACCGCGATCGAGTGGACCGACGCCACCTGGAACGTCGTCAACGGCTGCAGCGTCCTCTCGCCCGGCTGCACCAATTGCTACGCCATGCACCTGGCCGGCACCCGCCTGCGCAACCACCCGACCCGCGCCGGTCTGACCAGCGACAGCAAGGCCGGGCCCGTGTGGACCGGCGAGGTGCGCTTCAACGACAAGGTTCTGCTCGACCCGCTGGGCTGGCGCCGCCCGCGCCAGATCTTCGTCTGCGCGCACGGCGACCTGTTCCACGAGAACGTGCCCGTCGAGTGGATCGTGCGCGTCTATGGCGTTGCGATCGCGGCACATCACCTGAACGGTCACGTCCTGCAGTTCCTGACCAAGCGGGCCGATCGGGCGCGAAAACTGCTGAACAGCCAGGAGTTCTGGGACTGGGTTAACGCCGAAGCCTCCATGCACATCATGGAGCGCGTCGACCCCCTCAACCGCCGCAGCGACGATCCCCGCGCGACCTGTGACGAGTACGGTCCTGACAATCCGCCACCGGGGCTCTGGCTAGGCGTCTCGGCCGAGGACCAGCGGCGCGCCGAAGAGCGCATTGCGCACCTGCTTGCCACGCCAGCCGCCGTGCGCTGGATCAGCGCCGAGCCGCTTCTCGCGGCGCTTGAGCTCGACTCCTTGTGGCTGCGTACCTCCCCCAGCGCTGCCTTTGTCGCCGGCGAGGTCACGCCGGAGATGCCGGCATGGACACGCATCGGCTCGACGGCGATCGACTGGATCGTCGCCGGTGGCGAGTCCGGTCGCGGCGCTCGGCCGATGCACCCAGATTGGGCCCGGGGCCTGCGCGACCAGTGCGAGTCTGCCGGCGTCCCCTTCCTGTTCAAGCAATGGGGCGAATGGGCGCCGGCAGCGCCCGGCGCCGGCACGCACTGGCTGAGCAGCACCGGCAGCCTGCACCGCGGCCCCGCGCCGGCCGACGCCGTCCCCGTCGTACGCTTCGGCAAGAAAGCCGCCGGACGCCTTCTCGATGGCGTCCAGCACGACGGGTACCCGGCATGAGTATGTTGAGGCGCCCCTGGTCTGAGCCCGAGCTCGAGGTGCTCCGCACTGTCTATGTCGAGCGCGGGCTCGAGGCGGCGATTCCGCTTCTGCCACTCAGGTCCCGTCAGTCGATCTACGTGAAGGCGAACAAGCTTGGCCTCCTCACCGAGCACCGGCCCGTCCGCAAGGGCGTGTACCGGTCGAATGCCGGCGCAGCGCTCAAGCTTCGCCAGCAGGGCCTGAGCTACCGCGCCATCGGCGAGCAGCTGGGCATGTGCGAGGCCGCTGCCACCAACGCCGTGCTGTTGGCCGAATGCGGTGCGGCAGGCCACCGGCCGCTCGAGCGCGGCCAAGACGGCCGGATCTCGCTGGCGGGTCGCGAGCGCCTTCGCTTCATGCTGCGCAAGGGCATGCGGCACCGGGACATCCAGGCCCGCTGCGGCATCGCCGCGGCGACCATCACGCGCGAGCGGCGGCTGTACGAGGCCGAGCTGAAGGAGCGCCGCCTGGCGCCTCTGTCCCCGGCCGGCGGCGGCGAGCGCTACTCGGGCGCGCGTCTGTCCGCTGCCGACCGCAAGGAGGTCGAGCGCCTCTATATCGAGGGCTGGGGCGCGGGGAAAATCAGCACCCGGACCGGCGTATCGCGGACCCACGTCCTGCGCATCCGCGAGGCCCTGATCGGTCGTCTGAAGCGCAAGCGGCAGTCGCTGGCGGGCTGCGACCAAGACGGTCGCCGCATCGCGTACAAGGGGCACCGGCGATCGATCCCCCCCGCGAACCTCGCTCGACTGCGTGAGCTGATCCTGGAGGGTGAGCCCGTCATCCGCGCTGCCCGGCTCGCCGTTGTGGGCAGCTGCACCGCCTACCGCCTGTTCCACACGCTTCAAGCCGAGCTGGCGGCGGACGGCAAGACCATCCTACCCAAGCCGTGGCGCGGCAAGCGCCGCCAGCAGATGGCCCACATCCAGGCGCCGGCGCTGCCAGGCAAGCGCTGGGGCATCGATCGCTACCGCGCGCTCGTCCATGACGGCGCCGAGCACGAGGAGGCGGTCCGCCTGGTCCGGGCCGAGTGGAAGGCGAAAGTCGCCGCCATGCCGTTCGAGGAGCGTACCAGGCACCAGCTGGCGGGCGGCGGGAAGATCGCTGCAGTTGTCCGCATTGAACGTGCAGGGCCGCAGCACACGCTCGGCGGCATCGCGACTGGAGCGCTGGCATGAACTGCCAGCACATTGGTAACGCAATCGTCTGCAGCCCTCGCCGGCGCTGCAAGTGCGGCCGACGGGCGACCCTGCTGTGCGATTGGAAGCAGCCCAAGAAAAAGAGCGGCACCTGCGACGCTCCGATCTGCGCGCGCTGCACGACCTCACCGGCAGCCGATAAGGACCTCTGCGCCAAGCACGCAGCCGAGTTCCAAGCGTGGAAGGAGGGGCGATGACCCGGCCGGCTCGGATCCAGCTTCGACGAACACCCGGTTGGCGCATGCCGCCCGGCACGGTGAAGGTCGACCGCACCACCCGGTGGGGCAACGACTTCGTCATGGCACACGAGGGCACGCGCGAAACGGCCGTCACTTGGCACAGGCAGCAAGCCATTGCGCAAGCCGTGGCCTTCCCGCGCTACTTCGAGCCGTTGCGCGGATTGAATCTCGCTTGCTGGTGCCCGCTAGACCGGCCGTGCAATGCAGACGTGCTGCTCGAACTGGCGAACTCGGCCGCGGCGCACCCATGACCGCCCTCCACCCCGCCATTGCGGATCTCGTCCGGGCGATTGCCCGCGACATGGCGGCAGCCGATGCTGCTCCTCCTGCCCACGATTCTCGGAGTCGCCAACGATGCGCCCCAACCTCGGCCGCCAGCGCTGCGCCATCTACGCCCGGTTCTCGACTGACCGGCAGAACGAGAAGTCCGCCGAGGACCAGGTCCGGGAATGCCGCCGCCGGGCCGAACAGGAAGGCTGGAACGTCGTCGAGGTCTACAGCGACCTCGCGATCAGCGGCGCCTCCAACCGGCGACCCGGAATGATGGCCCTGCTTGCCGACGCGGCCGCTGGCGCCTTCGACATCGTCCTGGCCGAGGACCAGGACCGGATCGCGCGCGACCTCGAGGACTCGGCCGCGTTCTACAAGCGGCTCCGCTTCGCCGACGTCGAGCTCTTCACCCTGGCCAACGGCCGCGTCGACGAGCTGCAGATTGGCTTCAAGGGCACGATGGATGCCGTCGAGCTGCGCAAGATGGCCGACAAAATCCGGCGGGGACAGCGCGGCGCTTTGTCGCGCGGGCGGATCCCTGGCGGGCTCTGTTACGGCTATGAGGTCGTGCGCGAACTCGACGAGCGCGGCGAGATGATTGCCGGCCGGCGCCGGGTCTTGCCTGAGCAGGCGGCCGTCGTCCGCCGCATCATGGAGGAATATGCCGCCGATCGCAGCCCGAAGGCGATCGCGAAAGAGCTGAATGCCGAGGGCATCCGCTCAGCCCGGGGCGGAGAGTGGCGCGCTTCGGCCATCGTCGGAAACCGAGCGCGGCAGATCGGCATCCTGCACAACCCGATCTATGTCGGTCGCTTCGTCTACAACCGCGTCACGATGCGGCGCGACCCGGAGACCCGGAACCGCGTCTCACGGCCGAATGCCGGCGAGGATCGGCTGACAGTCGAGATGCCCGAGCTGCGGATCGTGAGCGACGAGCTCTGGCAGAAGGTTCAGGATGCGCGATCCAGCCGCAGTGCGCAGCCGCTCGTCCAGCGCAAGCGCCCCCGGCACCTCTTCTCGGGCCTGGTGAAGTGCGGTGAGTGCGGCGGCGGCGTCGCGATTTTCGCCAACGATCGGCTCTGCTGCTCAAGATCGCGTGAGGCCGGCACATGCTCTCATCGACGGGAGATCAGGCTCGGCGAACTTCAGCGGCGTGTGCTGAGGGGGCTGGAGAGCCAGCTGCTCTCGCCCGAGGCGGTGTCGCTGCTTGTTCGAGAGTATCATCTCGAGCGGGAGCGGCGGTCCCGCGAGGATGCGAAGGCGCGGGGATCGTCTGAGCGGCGCCTGCGGCAGGCCCAGGCAGCTGTGGACCGCCTTGTCGCGGCAATCGCCGACGGCGGCGCCGACTTTGCGGAACTGCGCGGGGCGCTCACCGCGAAGACGCAGGAGCGGGACCAGGCCAGGGCCGAGCTCGCCGAGGTGGAGGCGCCATCGACCATCGCTTTGCACCCGCACATAGCGACCGCCTACCGGAAGCGGGTGCAGGAGCTCACCACGGGGCTCGCGGCTGACGAGCTGGGCGAGGACGCCAAACGCAGCATCCGCAGCCTGGTCGAAGCGATTTATTTGCGCCCTGTCGAGGGCGGAGGCCACCAGATCGAGGTGGTGGGCAGTTTCGAGTCGGCCATCGCCCTCGCTTGGGGCAAGCCAGTACCAGCAAGGGGAACGCACGCGTCGGTTATGTTGGTAGCGGAGGACCGCTGCCAGCGTAACCGACACAGGCGTTCAATCATGACTTGAGGCGCGCGTGCTTTCACGCGCGCCCTAGCGCAAATCGAGCTCGCGCACCCCCGCGCCGCCGCAACCGCATAGGTTGGCCGCGGCCTCCCTGATCCACTCCCAAGGCGCGACCTGAAACCCGCCTTCGGCGTGGCTGAGACCACGACCAACCTCTTCCACTGCGCGTCTCCGCGCAGCTTCCGCTCTGCGAACCGACGGCTGCGACGTCATTCCGGCCGCCGGTTTCGTGCGCCCGATCGACTCCCGACCGGAGGCCGAAATGATTTCGTGCACTCAACTGCCCAGCGCAACCGCCAGCGCCGTGTTCCCTAACCTTGCTCAGGGTATTCGTTCATGACCGCGCGAACGTCAGGCGACCTAGCCCGTCGCGTTGCCGCGCAGCTCGGCGCGGACCGCGCGATGGTTCGCCGAACGCATCAGCCGGTGCACCGCCGCAGCTTCCACGCCGGCGAGCGCGAGGAGCGCGAGTGGCGCCAGCACAACCGCTTCCCGCGATCGCAGGACAATGCGCGCCTCAGGGCGCTGCAGGAGATCGAGGAGCAGCAGCGCTATGCCGATCGCGAAGGGCGTCGACGGCGACGCGAGGACAATGTGATGCGCGGCGTCTACCGCTTCCTGCTGCGGCTGCGCGGCAAGCTGAACGGCCGGCTCGACCCGACCTATCAGACGATCGCGGCCTCGCTGCACTATGCGCCCAGCGCGGTGAAGGCCGCCATGAAGCGGTTGAGCGACCTCGGCTTCGTGCGTTGGATCCGCCGCACGCGCCTGCTGGACGAGCCGCAGCCCGGCGGTCAGTTCGTCGAGCAGATCTCGAACGCCTATGTGCTCGAGCTCACGGGGCGGGCTGCCGACCTGGTACGACGCATCCTGCGCCAGCTCACGCCCGACCAGGAGCGTGACCGGGCACGGCAACAGCGCGACGCCGAGACGGCTGCGATGACGCTCGAGCAGGCAGTCGACGTCGTCGCCGATCCTGAGCTGCGCGCTTTGCTCTCGCGAATGGGCGATCGTCTGAGGAGTGCGGGTCCTCCGGACGGCCTGAATCCAGCCCTATGAGGTCTAAGATGAGAAGGACGTGCTTCGCACGGCGCAATTTGATCGGCTGATCCGCCTCTGACCCGCCCCTACCCTCCCGTCCGCAGTCACCCCAGACCGCGGTGCGCGCCGGCTTGCGCCGTCGCGGGGGCTCTCCAGGAGGAGCGATGGCAAGGATCGTGCCATCTCGCTCTCATCAGACCGCTGGTCAGGCGCCGCCGAGGACGCGGGCCCAGCGTTCGAACAGGCACCGCCTCCGGACCAGCTGCTCGGCGCGGTTGTACGCGGCCTCGACGCGGTCCTTGGGCGTATGGGCGAGCGCCTGGTCGATCAGCGCCCGGTCCGCAGGGAAGCGCTCGTTGAGTATGGTCGAGAAGGTCGCGCGCCAGCCGTGGGGCACATGCTGGCCGGTAAAGCCCGCCCGGCGGTAGAGGTCGCCGATCGCGGCCTCGCCGATCGGCTGCCGCCCGTCGCGCCCCGGGAACACGAGCTCGCTTGCGCCGGCGAGTTTCCGCGCCGCTCGCAAGACGTCGACGGCGGCCGCCGACAAGGGCACCAGGTGCGCGGCGGTCGGGTCGCTCTTCCTGACCTTGGTCAACTTCATCCGCGCCGGCGGGATGCGCCACAGCGCCCGCAGCGGCCCGACGAAGCTGCCGTCCAGGTCGACCTCCTCGAGCTCGTCCCAGCGCGCGCCGCGCAGGGTGCCCAGGCGGACACCGGTTAGCGCGAGGAATCGCGAGGCTAGCTTGACCCCCGGCCCCACGTCGACTCGCTCGGCGGCGGCGAGCAGCGCGCGCGCAGCATCCACCTCGAGCAAGGCAGGATGCCGGCGCTTGGCCGGGGTCGGCGCAAGGGCGCGCGCGACGATCGCCGCGGGATCCTGCCCCGCGAAGCCCTCGGACATCGCGAGGCCGAACACGGCCGAGATCCGCTGGCGGAGCCGTCGCGCGGTCTCGACGCACGATCGTGCCTCGACCGTGCGCAGCAGCTGTAGCACCGCCGGCGCGTCGATCGCCTCAAGCGGAAACGCGCCGATCGCCGGGAAGGCGTCGCGCTGCAGGCTCGAGAGGACGTCGGCCGCGTGGACCGCCGACCAGCGCGACTGCTGGTGCGCGTGCCAGCGCAGCGCGGAATCCTGGAACGTCGCAGCCTGGTCGTTGGCCGCGGCCTCCCGTTTGGAGATGGGCAGCTCGCCCCGCAGCAGCTGCTCGCGTGCGGAATCTCGGCGCTCGCGTGCATGCGCCAGGTCGACGTCGGGGAAGGCACCAAAGGTGAGCAGCCGCTCCTTGCGTCCGAAGCGGAACTTCATGCGCCAGGTTCGACTGCCGTTCGGACGCACGAGCAGGTACAGCCCGCCGGCGTCCGCCATCTTGTACGGGCGCGCGGACGGCCGCGCGGCCTTAACGGTCGCGTTGGTCAGCATGATGCACCTCGAGGGGAGAGTTGGATGGCTAGATTCATTTTCGAGGAGAGCGGCGACGCGCACCGCTTCCGCTTGGAGGCTGAGCAAGGCGAGGTTATCTCTACTGAGATGGTCGCGGCGTACGCGTTACTTTGCCAAGCCGACGCTCTGGATCGGCTCGCGGCGAACATCGTCAGCCTCGACAATGCCGTAAACCGTGCCGCCGACAACTTGACGGACGTTGCTGCACGCTAGCGATCCCACTTGGACACGCCAGCACGGCGGACACGTCCTCCGCCCTGCTCGCGCGATCAATGGCGGACGTCAGCCGTTTCTAGGGCACGCCGGATCGGGGGCGTACCCCGACCCGTACCCCGACTTTTCGGCCGGATCAGCGTCCCCGAATGATCAGCTCGCCAGCACGCTTGCCGGATCCGGCGCTGGCCGTGCAGATGGAGTAGGTCGTCTCGACCTCCTCGAGCACGAACCGACCGAAGACCTCGCGCACGCCCGGCGTGTCGTTGATCGACAGCACGAACTGGCCGCGGATCCCGGCCAGCTGCTCGGCCAGGCGCTCGAAGTCGGCCCGCTCGAACGTGCCCTCGCCATAGTCGTCCTCGCAATTCCAGTACGGGGGGTCGAGGTAGAACAGCGTCTCTTGAGCGTCGTAGCGGCGGATGAGCTCCGAATAGGGCAGCTGCTCGATCGTTACGCCCGACAAGCGCTCGTTGAGGTCGGCGAGTGCCGGCTCGAGCTTGCTCACGTCGAACCGCCCCGGGGTCTGTCGACTAACGCCGAAGGTGCGCCCGGTGACCTTCCCGCCGAACGCGAGGCGCTGCAGGTACAGGAATCGCGCAGCGCGGTTCAGGTCGGTCATCCGCTCGCCGGGCATTGCGAGCAAGCGCTGGAACTCCGCCCGGCTGCTGATCCGCCACCGCAGCATGTCGATGAAGTAGGGATAGTGCTCCTGCAGCACGCGGTAGAGCGTGATCACGTCGCCGGAGATGTCGTTGATCACCTCGACCGACGGTTGCCGCGCGCGGCGGAAGAATACGCCGCCCATGCCGACGAACGGTTCGACATAGGTACGGTGCGGAATCGCGTCGATCAGCGCGCACAGGCGCCGGGCAAGGTTGCGCTTGCCGCCGAGGTAAGGGGCTGCCGGTACCACCGGCTTAACTGCAATCGTTGAGGCTTCCATCATCGTTGGGGTCCGAACTGGCCCCGCCCGGTGCACGGGTGCGGGGCGTTGCGGCTAGGCCAGCCGCGCGTGACCGGTGTCAGCCGGTCGGTTGCCCTGTTGACGCAGGGCACCCCCGCTCGGCCGCGCAGGGAGCGTGGCAGCGGACGTGTTCTAATCTATGTCGGCGAGGCGGCGGCTAGCGCCGGCGCTTGCCCGGCCTCGCCGTGATCGCCCTCGCCAGTTCGTCGAACGCGGCCGCCAGCGCGTCATAGGCGCTCACCGCTGCCCCGTGCTTCGCCTGGCAGCGTCGGTACTCGAGCGCGAGCTCGGCATCGGCGCTCGCGATGCCCGCCGGCGAGGGATCAGAGACCCGCGCGGGGTTCGGGCACGTGGCCCGCACCTGCGCGCTCAGCTTCGGTCGAATCGCCGGCACCGGCGTGTCCTCGAGCCCGATTGACGGCTTCGAGCAGGCCGGGAGAGAGACAGCGGCCAGCATCAGCAAGACTAGGGTCGCGCGCGAGTTCGCGCTGAATGATAGGCTGAACAAGGGTGCGTCCTTCCGTGTCGATCGCCTGCAGCGTGCCGGCGAGCTGGGTATCGATGGCGGCCAAGCGTGCCGCGAGGGTCTGCTCGATCTGCGCGACAAGCCACATGTTGCCGATCGCGCGCTCGAGGCGGGCGCGCTCCTCTTGGTCTTTGGCGCGGCGGTACCCGCGCTGGTCGATCAGGAAGAGGCCGCCGACCAGCGCAGCGACAATCGCGAGCGCCAGCCAGACTTGCAGCGGCACGCGCCTGAGCGCACCGAAGATCCGGACCGCCCAGATCATGCGAGTCCGCCTTGATTACGCCACGGCATAACGTCCCGCGTCGGCCGCACTGGACCAGGCCGGACCGTCACGCACCGCGGATAGTCCACGTAAACTATCTCGTCCGGGATCGGCCGCTGCCGATCGCAGCTCTGAACCGTGCTTACCAGCGCGACGAGCAACAGGAGACCGAGAAGCGTGCGCACCAAAGGATGGTTGAACATTCTTACTCCCTCCCCACCGACGACGGCTCAGCCGACAGTGACTTGGCTCTCACGATGTCCTTGATTCCGATTAGGGCACCGGCTCCCAGCAGCACCGCGCCGTAGCCGGTGCCAAGCGACGCCCACTCGATCGAAGAGCCCCTCGCGGCTGCGTATAAAAATGCGGCGGAGTAGGAGCCGACCGCCCAAGCTGCCATAAAGCGGGCCAGCTCCCACGCATTGTTGCCGACGTTCATGAAGAGGTCGCGGAGCAGCTTCATCAGGCGCCCCACAGTTCGAAGTGTGGGCTGTCCCCCTCCCCCCTCTCATGATATTCTCCGTCTCGGTCCCAGTCGCCGCCCCAGCGGATTGGCGTATCCAGCTCGTCGGCGGCCTTCATCATCGCCTTGCGGATCACGAGGCTCTGCGCGGCCGTCTGATTGGGACTGAAGGGCATCGCGTAGACGTCGACCGCATGACCAAAGCCGGTCCGCGGGTTGACGAAATGGTTGCTGTTAAGGGTCCAGGTGACCTTCTGCCCTGGCTTCGTGCGACCTTGCGCATAGAGCTCGCGTTGCCGCTCGGGTGTTCGCACGCCCTCGTTGACGAAGAAGTCGAGCGTGGTGAGCGCAAGCGCTCGCTCGACGACGGCAACGAGCCGCGGGTGAACGCCTTTGAGACGCGCGCGCGATCGGCTGCCCAGGGTGAAGCCCATGTGCTGGTTCCTTCCAGAGTGATGTGAGGTGCGCGGCGCTCGGCAGCGGCGCCGGATTGTTGTCGCGTTCGCTAGTTGAGCCGGCGCAGCAGGGCGGCCATGTCCTCGGGCAGCCCCCCAAAGGAATCGTCGAAGGTTTCGTCGGGTGTTTGTGCGATCGGCTGACGCTCAAGCCGCCCGAGCTCGCTTGCTGCGTGGCTTGCTTGGTACAGCCCGCCGACGAACAGGATGGCGGAGGTGGCAGTGGCCGCTACGATTAGGGTCAGCGGATCAACCATCGCGAGCCTTTCGCATGACG